GGTGGAGCTGGTGGTGGTAATCCAGGAATGTATCAAGGAAGAGGTCAAACTGGTGGATCTGGGGGTGGAGCTGGTGCACAAGGCGGTTCTAACCGTACAAGATATGGTAGAGGATTAGTTGGTTTTGATCAACTTCAAGGATACCCTGGTGGAATAGGAAATAGTAGTTCTGGTTACCCAGGTGGTGGTGGCGGTGGAGCAAGTGCTAGAGGTGGATCCGGACCAAGTGGAAGTTCTGCTGGTGGAGCCGGTGGAGCTGGAAAATCAAATTCAATAAACCCTCTTCACCCAGTAAGTGCATTTGCTGGTGGTGGCGGTGGAGGTGCAGCAAGTCCTTCTCCTGCTGCTGGAGCTGGTGGAACTGGTGGAGGTGGAGCTGGTGGAAAAGGCCCTGCTTCTGGAACTGCTGGAGCTGCAAATACTGGTGGTGGCGGTGGAGGATCAATGTGTGGTCCTGCTGGAGTTGCTGGTGGATCAGGAATTGTTATTTTAAGAGCACCTGGACCATTAGGTCCAAGTTATACGGCAGCCCCAGGAACTAATACAAAAGCAACATTACCAGGGCCTGCTGGAGGATGTACAGTATTAACATTTACCGTAGATGGTACATTGACAATAAGTTAAAATTAAATTAATATATAGATTTTAAGGAGTATAAATATGGCACACTTTGCAGAATTAAATGGATCAAATCAAGTAGTTAGAGTCGTAGTTGTTGGAAACGACGTTGAAACAGCTAATGGACCTTTAGGAGAAAATGACATGCATGTTGATGGTGAAACATGGTGTCAAAACTTTTTCAAAGGTGGAACTTGGAAACAAACTTCTTACAATTCAAATTTTAGAAAACAATATGCAGGTAAAGGCTTTATTTATGATGAAGCAAAAGATAAATTTATTTCACCACAACAATATACTTCGTGGTCTTTAGATGAAAATGATGATTGGCAAGCGCCAATTGCAAGACCTTCAAATGAAGGTGATGATGTAGATAATCCTAAAAGAGCACAATGGGACGAACCAAATCAACAATGGATTGCAGAAACTCATTACAACGAATCAACAAAACAATTTGACCAAAATTGGGTCTGGGATACGTCAACATTAGCTTGGGTATCCGCATAAGGAGAACTAAGTTATGGCCAGATCAAATGGCGGCATAATCGGAAAAAAGAACTCAGCTTCTTTTGGTAAATGTAAAGTTACAACCGTAACAGCCACAGGAAATCATACTGTTGATTCTGGAACAACATTAGTTAAAGCTTTTGTAGTCGGTGGTGGTGGATCAGGAGCTGCTGATAGAGGTGGCGGTGGTGGAGCTGGTGGTGTTAGAACAATTGACAATATACCTGTATGTGCTGGAGCAGCTGTTCCAGTAGTTGTTGGTGGTGGAGGTGCTAAAGTACCAGGACCAGCACAACCGGGTAATATAGGAAACGTTTCAAATATAGTAAGTGCATGTTATCAATCAGCAGGTGGTGGAGCTGGAATTTATGCTGCATGTGCACCTAGTGCTTTAAAAGATGGTGGATCAGGTGGTGGAGGTTTATCAACTAAACCAGGTGGAGCAGGTAATGTACCTCCTACAGATCCTCCTCAAGGATATCCAGGTGGTGGATACCCTAGTGGAAGTCCAGGATATTTATATGGTGGTGGCGGAGCTGGCGGTGCTGGTGGTCAAGATAATAGTGGACCAGGTGGAAATGGTGGAACAGGAGTTTGCGTTCCAGGATGTTTTCCTTCTCCAATTTCAGCAGTTGCTGGTGGTGGAGGATCAGGAAGTGACTCTCCAGGAGTAGCAGGTGGAACAGCAACACAAGGTGGTGGAGCTGGTGGAACAAGACCAGGCGCAGGAACTCCAGGAACAACAAATACTGGTGGTGGAGGAGGATCAGCAGGTGGTGGACCAACTAATGATTGTTCAGGAAGTGGCGGACCTGGTGTAGTAATAGTAAGAGAATTAACAAAAGCAAGTGGTGTGTGGTCAATGCAAAGTCAATTTCAAGCAAAGAGTCAAGGAACATGGCCAGGCTTAGTACAAACATATAGTTTAGATTATTTAGTAGTAGCTGGTGGTGGAGCTGGTGGATATTTCAAAGGTGGTGGTGGTGGAGCAGGAGGTTTTAGAACTTCAGAAGGAAGTCCTTCACCTATAAATGGATGTTCTATGACTTTTACCAACGTATCAGTTGGATCAACTTATGACGTAACAGTTGGTGGTGGAGGAACATCTACGCCAACTCCAGGTCCTCAAGCTGCTGGAGCTGGAAGTAATTCAATATTTAACCCAGGTGGTTCAGAAGACACTACAATGATTACCTCATCTGGTGGTGGATATGGTGGTAACCAATCTGCTCCAGGTACTCCTCCGGGATCAGGGGGATCAGGAGGATCAGGAGGTGGTGCTTCTGATACAACTTCAGGACCTCATGTAGGATCAGGAAATACTCCTCCTCAAACAAAACAACAAGGTAACCCTGGTGGTGTAGGACGAGCAAGTCCTCCGTCTGCTGGTGGTGGTGGAGGTGGTGCCGGCGGTGCTGGTAGTGGTGCTCCTGGAAATGGTGGAGCTGGTGGAGTAGGACTAGCAAATGATATTACAGGATCTCCAGTTTTCTATGCCGGTGGTGGTGGAGGTGGTGGAAATGGAACTGGTGGTGCTGGCGGAAACGGCGGTGGTGGAGCAGGAGGAAATGCTCCTAATGGTGTAGGTACAGCAGGTACTGCAAACACTGGCGGTGGTGGAGGTGGTGGTGCGCCTGCAGCAACTCCTCCGGGACCAGGATCAGGTGGTGGTAATGGTGGCCCAGGAATTATTGTTATTAGAGCACCAAGTTCTAGAACATTTACAGTAACACCTGGAGTTAATTCAACTTCAACTCACCCGGGTGGTGACAAATTAGCTACATTTACAGTAACCGGAACATTGACAGTCGAATAAGAAATGCTATATTAAGTTTATAAAGATATATGAACTTAACAAATTATTATTGGTATTTTAAATCAGCTGTTCCTTCTAGAATATGTGATGACATTGTGAAGTATGGTAAATCATTACAAGATCAAATGGCAGTTACTGGTGGATATGGTGATCCTAAAAAATTAAATCAACAACAAGTTAAAGATTTAAAAAAGAAAAGAGATTCTAATATAGTTTGGATGTCTGATCGTTGGATCTATAAAGAAATACAACCTTATATTCATGAAGCAAATGCAAGTGCAGGATGGAATTTTCAATGGGATTATTCAGAAGCATGTCAGTTTACTAAATATGAAAAAGGCCAATATTATGATTGGCATTGTGATGGTTGGGACCAACCTTATCAAAGACAACAAGGTGATCCATCTCATGGAAAAATAAGAAAATTATCGGTAACAGTAACACTATCTGATCCTAAAGATTACAAAGGTGGAGAACTAGAATTTGATTTTAGAAATTTAGATCCTGATAAAAAACCAAACATTAGAAAATGTAAAGAAATATTACCTAAGGGATCTTTGGTAGTTTTTCCTGGATTCGTGTGGCATAGAGTATGTCCAGTAAAAAAAGGAAAAAGACATAGTTTAGTAATTTGGAGTTTAGGATGGCCGTTTAAATAAAGGAGAAATATGAAAAAGAAAAAAGCTAAAGCTAGAAAACCAAACATAAGAAAAAAATTAGATGAAGTATCTTGTGGAAGCGCAAAGGGATATCCTAAACAATTATCAAGAGACGAATTGTTTAAATGTCCTTTGTGGTATGCAGATGAACCAAAGTTTGTAGATAAATTAAATAAAGCATCAGACAAATATATTGAAAAATCTAAAAAAGAAATGCAAAAAAATATCGATACAAGAAATCAAACGTTTGGTGATAAAGGAGATATGGGTCACGTTTTTCACTCAACAACTTTATTAGGAGACCCTAATTTTAAAGAACTTACAAATTATATAGGAGCTACATCACATAATTTATTAGGTGAAATGGGTTTTGATTTAAGTCAATACCAAGTATTTACTACAGAAATGTGGGTACAAGAATTTTGTAAAAATGGTGGGGGACACCATACATTACACACTCATTGGAACGGACATATCTCTGGTTTTTATTTTTTAAAAGCTAGTGAAAAAACATCAAGACCAATATTTGAAGACCCTAGAGCAGGGAATGTAATGAATCTTTTACCAGAAAAAGATAGGTCAAAAATAACTTATGCATCTTCACAAATTAATTATGAAGTTAAACCAGGCCGAATGATATTCTTTCCATCCTATATGCCTCATCTATACACGGTAGATATAGGATATGAACCCTTCAGGTTTATACATTGGAATTGTCAGGCTATACCAAAAGGAGTGTTAAATGTCGTTCAAGAAAAATAAATATCAAGTTTTAAAAAAAACTATAAGTAAAGAATTAGCAGATTTTTGTTTTGCTTATTTTTTAAATAAAAGAAAGGTAGCAAGATTTTTATTTGATCAAAAATACATATCTCCATTTACTGACTACTATGGCATATGGAACGATCCACAAGTTCCAAATACTTATTCTCATTACAGTGATATTGTAATGGAAACATTATTAGAAAAAGTTAGACCAATTATGGAAAAACACACTAATCTTAAATTAAGTCCTACATATTCCTATGCTAGAATATATAAAAAAGGAGATATATTAGCTAGACATAAAGATAGATATTCTTGTGAGATCTCTACTACATTAAATTTAGGTGGAGACACATGGCCTATATATTTAGACCCTACAGGAAAAACAGGTCAAGCTGGTGTTAAAGTTGAATTAGATCCAGGAGACATGCTTATATATTCTGGATGTGATCTTGAACATTGGCGAGAGGAATTTAAAGGCAAAGATTGTGCTCAAGTTTTTTTACATTATAATAAAAAAAGTTCTAAATTAGCAAAAGAAAATGAGTTTGATAAAAGACCATTTTTAGGTTTACCTGGTTATTATAAAGGTGCAAAGTTGACAAAACCTAAAAAATAAATTATAAAATAACCTTGCAGGGGGATGATCCACCACTGATTCCCTCTGCTTAAATCTATTGAAATCACCTACAATCTGATATAACACCTAGTAAACAGGTTTTTATATGTTACAGAAATTAGGTTTTATTCCCGGATTTAACAAACAAGTCACTGAAACTGGGGCCGAAGGGCAATGGTTTGATGGCGATAATGTTCGTTTTAGATATGGTACACCTGAAAAAATAGGTGGCTGGCAACAGTTAGGACAATCTAAACTTACAGGTGCATGTAGGGCAGTTCATCATTGGGATGATAATGCTGGTATTAAATACGCAGCCATAGGTACTAACAGAATTCTTTATGTTTATTCAGGGGATGTGTATTATGATATTCACCCTATTAGAGCCACACTAACAGGTGCTGATTTCACTAGTACTAATTCTTCAAAAGTTGTCACAATTACATGTACCGGGACTCATGGATTAGTAGCAAATGATATTGTTAAATTTGACAGTGTAAGTAGTATCCCTGGAACATCAGCTTACAGTGATTCTACATTTGAAGATGAAAAATTCATGGTAACTTCAATACCAACTACTACAACTTTTACAATTACAATGGATACAGCTGAAGGTAGTAGTCCTATGACTAATGCTGGATCGACATCAGTTCTTTGTTATTATAACGTGGGACCAGCTTTACAGCTAGGAGGTTATGGTTGGGGAACAGCATTATGGGGCGGTCTTGCTCTTGGTGCTTCTACAAATACATTAGCTTCTACAATTAATGACACTGTAACAGATATTCCTTTAACTAACTCTGCAGCTTTTCCTGCATCTGGGGAAATAAGAATTGGATCAGAGGATATAAGTTATACTAATAATAATACTACAACTAATATTTTAAGCGGAGGTGCTAGAGAAGTTAACGGCACAACTAAAGCAGGCCATAGTGCAGGAGATACTGTAACTAATATATCAGGATATGTTGCATGGGGTGACCCATCTTCTGCTGACTTTACTATTGATCCTGGAATGTGGATATTAGATAACTACGGAACAAAATTAATTGCCCTTATTTACAATGGTAAGTGCTTTGAATGGGATGCAGCGGCATCGGGAGCAGTAAATAATCGAGCTACATTATTAGCAAATGCACCAACCGCATCACGTCACGTGTTAGTATCTACACCAGATAGGCACTTAGTATTTTTTGGTACTGAAACAACTGTAGGAAATAGTACTACTCAGGACGATATGTTTATAAGGTTCTCTTCTCAAGAAAGTATTGATGCCTCTGATTCATACACTGTTAAAGCAAACAATACCGCAGGTACTCAAAGGCTGGCTGATGGTTCTAAAATTATGGGAGCTATCAAAGGTAGGGATGCAATTTATGTATGGACCGATACTGCTTTATTTCTTATGAAATTTGTTGGTCAACCATTTACCTTTTCTTTTGAACAGGTGGGAACTAACTGTGGATTGCTAGGAAAGAATGCTAATATTGAAGTAGATGGTACAGCTTATTGGATGTCTGAAAATGGATTCTTTGCATACGATGGTCAATTAAAATCATTACCTTGCCTAGTAGAAGATGCTGTTTATGATGACCTTAACTCTACCTCAAGAGATTTAGTTAATGCCGGATTAAACAATCTATTTGGAGAAATAAGCTGGTTTTATTGTACCTCAGCATCTGATGTGGTGAACAGGGTTGTAACTTATAACTATTTAGACTCTACAATTAAACGCCCTATATGGACAACAGGAACTTTATCACGAACAGCTTGGGTTGATTCATCAGTGTTTGCTAAACCCCATGCTACTTATTATAATGAAAGCGATGATGCTTCGTTCGATGTAACTGGTAATACGGACGGAAGTACGATATACTATGAACACGAAACAGGGACCGACCAAATTACTGCTGGTGGAACAGTAACAGCTGTATTGGGTACTATTACCTCAGGTGATTTTGATATTACCCAACGTAGAAGTAACACAGGACAAACAGTAGGAATGCCAGATATTAGAGGAGACGGAGAATTTATAATGAGAATTAGTAGATTTATACCAGATTTTATTTCACAGACAGGAGACACTCAAGTTAGTTTTGTAACTAAAAGTTATCCAAATAGTTCTGGAACTACTACAAACTTTAGTGTTGATTCAACTACTACTAAAAAAGATACAAGATTAAGAGCGCGATCTATTGCTCTTAAAATTGCCAACACAGGTACTTCAGAAGATTGGAAACTAGGTACATTTAGATTAGACATACATCCAGGAGGAAGAAGATAATGGCATTAACAGACGAACAACTTCGAGCATTTATCCCTCGAACTAATTTTTTAGTAGATAAATCTTACTTGCCAACGGTAGGAGAAGATGAAACAGAAGTAACAACATCGTATGGAATACCTAACACTAATGCTTTTACTGGCGGGGGAGGTAGTCATTATTATCCAGGCAGTACTTCAAGTCTAGTCTCTAATTTTAATAAAGATATACAGGCATACAATGAAAGAATTAAGGAGGGTAATAGACCTTTAAGACCAGCAGAGTTTCCAAGTTTTCCAGACATTAGTAATGCGCAAAAGATATATAACCGATCTCAGGGCTATCTTGATAAAGGTTATCCTGGAACTTATACTGACACATCAACGCACGGAAAATCTTTAAGTGAAATAAATAAAATGGCTAATGAACAGATAATGGATCACCACGAAAAAGCTAGAACAGGACAGTTTGGTCCAAGTTATATTGAAGGAGAAAAACCTACATTAAAAAGAAGAATAAATGATTTTGCTTATGATTATATTCCTGGAATAAATAGACCTCAATCTTACGAAGATATTATGACTAGCGGATATATACAACCACGAGGAATGATACCAGGAATTATGGGCATCATGAGTAATTTTGGATTAAAGAATTACGCAAGTCTGCCCCAAGCTGATCAGGCGTTTATAGCATCTAAAAGAGGTTATAAAGGGCCAACAATATTTGGAGACCAAGGAAACATGGGACATAATGTAGATCCTTTTGGTGTTAATGTAGACTCCCTGTTTGGAAATTATGCAGAATATAGTAAAAAAGAATCAGCTAGATTAGATAAGCAAATAGACAAATCACAAAAAAATTACATTAAGGAATGGGGAAGTTTAGATGAGGAAAATGAATTCGGAAAAACTTGGTATGAAATGAATAAACTGAACATAGCTCGGAAAAGTTTTTATAATCAAAATGTGGTAGATACACAAAACATAGGTTCTGATTTAGGTCTAATAGATCAAGCTAGAGCATATGACATACAACAAACTCAAGGTAGAATAGATAGAGATGAAGCTAATATTAATAGAGCAGCTGCAGGCAAAGATGTAAAAGATTCTCGCGGAAATGTTATAGCTTCTACAGTTAATCCTGCTGTTGATTCAACTTATTCTGGAGGTAGTGCTAATCCACAT